AAGAACTACTAGATGAACTAAATTCCCGTTTCCCTGTTCGAGCACCACAATATCTTGAACAGCATGATATTCTCATGTGGCGAGGTGGTCAGCGTTCAGTCGTAGACTTCATACAAACAATTTACGAAGAACAAGAAGCTTCAAAACTAGGAGAATAAATATGTGCTTTGGCGGATCAGCCCCAACACCCCCACCCGCACCGGCTCCGGCCCCACCACCCGCAGCTGGCGCTGCACCGAACCCTGTCATGACTAATATGTATGACCCGAGTTCGCCTGAAAGTGGTAACGCAGCCGAGCTAGGCGCAGCAAACGCGGCGGCAACCGGTACTTCACAACTTAAAGTAGACTTGGACCCAACCATCGCAAATATGGGTACTGGTACTGGTCTGCAGATTAGCGAGTAACACATGAGCATGGGAACCGCAGAAGCGCGGTATCACCAACTCGAACAAACCCGACAATCATACTTAGACAGAGCCAGAGACTGTTCAGAACTAACTATTCCCTCCCTTATTCCGCAGGATGTCCATAACGAAACGAGTGATTTGTATACTCCTTTCCAAGGCATCGGTGCGCGAGGTGTGAATAACCTAGCATCAAAACTATCTATAGCTCTCATGCCCCCTAACTCCCCATTCTTTCGCTTCATGGTTGAGCCGTATACTCTCAAAGAGATGGCACAGGACGAAGCCGCTCGAACATCTATTGAGCAACAGCTGGGTGAGTATGAACGTGCAGTAATGTCTGAGATTGAAACGTCTGGTGATCGAGTTGCGATGCATGAAGCGTTGAAACATTTGATCGTAGGCGGGAATGTGTTGCTCCATGTAGGAGCCGACAAGACCCGCGTAATCCACTTAGATAGTTACGTTGTCTCACGCGCCCCTAGTGGGGATGTGTTAGAGATTGTCGTAGTAGAACACGTTTCCCCCAACGCTTTGGATAAAGCTACAGCTGCTAATATTTCTGGTAAGCTTGAGGGCGATGAGAAGACTGTAGAAGTCTACACACACATCGAGCGTAAGAACGAATTCTTTAATGTGTACCAAGAAGTCAAAGGGACAATCGTCTCTGGCACTAAGGGTCGATACAAGAAAGATGCAGTCCCCTTCCTACCTTTGCGGTTCTCCCGCATCGATGGCGAAGATTACGGTCGAGGCTTTGTTGAAGAACTACTAGGAGACCTCCGGTCCCTTGAAGGTTTATCACAAGCTATTGTGGAAGGCGCAGCCGCAGCTGCCAAGGTTCTCTTTATGGTGAACCCTAATGGCACAACCCGTATGCGTACAATCGCACAGGCTGAGAATACAGCAATCATTGAAGGTAATCGCAACGATGTATCAGTCCTGCAAATGGATAAGTTTAACGATTTCCGTGTGGCTTATCAGGCCATGGCAGGAATTGAAGAACGCTTATCACAACAGTTTATGCTTCAATCTTCTGTTCAACGTAACGGAGAGCGAGTTACAGCGGAAGAAATCCGATACCTCGCAGGAGAACTAGAGGATACCCTATCAGGTATCTACTCGATCCTCTCGCAGGAATTTCAGCTTCCGTATGTTAACCGTAAGATTGACGTTCTGACTAAAGCCAAGAAGCTACCAAAGCTGCCAGACAATGTGGTTAAACCTACAATTGTTACAGGCATGGAAGCACTAGGCCGGGGTCATGATCTACGCAAACTGGACATGTTTATCCAAGGTATGACGCAGGCTCTAGGACCAGAGGTTCTACAGCAATACGTTAACCTACAGGACTACATCAAACGTAGGGCCACTGCACTCGGTATCGAGACAGAAGGTCTTATCAAATCACAAGAACAAATCGCTCAAGAGCAGCAACAGGCTATGCAGATGCAGATGATGCAACAGGCAGCGCCGGGTGTAGCTCAAGAAGGAGCGAAACAATTAGGAAACTCTTATGTTGAAAGCCAAAGACAACAAGGCGGTGGCGAAGGATAAGGCGAAAGAAGCCGAACCTGAAAAGAAACCACTGGCTGCACCTGCAATTTCTAAAGGTGCGTCAACAATTAAACGGATTGACCATTAAATATGGCAGAAAGCATCACAATCACAGAAGACGATACTGGCCCGGAAGCACCTGTTGCCGAGGATAACCAATCTGAACGTCCAGAATGGTTGCCAGAAAAGTTTAGTTCTCCCGAAGACCTAGCGAAATCCTACAGCGAACTTGAAAAGAAACTATCAGGATCGACAGACGAAGCCGCAGAGCCATCTGATACGGATGGAGAGCCGCAGAGCCAGTCGGAACCTATTAGCTTTAGTAAGTTCTCTGAGGAATTCGCTAGTTCTGGGGAGTTGAGCGCAGATAGCTTCACAGAATTAGAAGCTATGGGTTACCCCAAAGAAATGGTGGAAACCTACATCAACGGTATGAACGCTTCTCAGACCGCAGACGCCGCAGAAGTTATGAGCGTAGTTGGCGGAGAAGAAGGATACAAAGAGTTGACCGAGTGGGCCAAAGGTTCGCTCGATACAAAAGAATTAGAACTCTACAACCAGATGGTTGGGACAAGTACAGATAATGCAAAGATGGCAGTCGAATGGTTGGTATCTAAGCGAGAAGCACTGGAAGGCTCTGAGCCTACCTTACTCTCCGGCAAGGCATCTGCACCTGCCAAAGATGAGTTCCGCAGCACGGCGGAAGTTGTAGCTGCAATGAAAGACCCCCGATACGGTAAGGACTCCGCATACACTAAAGATGTGGAAGGCAAGCTGGGGCGGTCTTCGGTATTTTAATGTACCATCTGGCGGGGCGTCAGGTATCAACTGCGTCCCGTCAATTCCTATGAGAGAACAGCTAGCACACCTTCTTAGGTGGCTGAGACTATCGATAATGAACGACTAGGCCGGATGCGTCCGACAACCCTGACAAGTAATGAGCGACAGTCATTCTCAATCTAAAATATTTTTCCATAGGATAAGAAAATGGCAAACGTAACTCCATCCCGTCTAGGTGTTGTCAATAAGGCGACCCCAACGGATTTTGCATCAGAGAACAATCTGTTCCTGAAAGTCTTTGCTGGTGAAGTTCTCACAGCATTTGACGAAACCAACGTAATGAAAGACCTGCACACATCCCGCACCATCGCGTCCGGTAAGTCTGCATCTTTCCCAGTGACAGGTAAAGCCAACGCCGCTTACCACACTGTAGGTACTCCACTGTTGGGTACACAAAAGATTGCTCACAATGAAGTCGTAATCAACATCGATGACGTTCTCATTGCTGACACATTTATCGCAAATATAGATGAAGCTAAAAATCACTATGATGTAAGAGCTGAATACAGCCGTCTCTTGGGTATGGCTTTGGCTAAAGAATTTGACACACGCACAATGCGCGTAGGTCTCTTGGGTGCGCGTTCAGCTGCAACCATCTCCGGCGGTAACGGCGGTACAACTCTGGTATCTGCAAACGCTGGTACATCTGGTGCGGCTATGGCCGCTGCTATCTTTGACGCTGCGAAAGCAATGGATGAGAAAGACGTTCCAGAGAACGAGCGTGTAGCTATCGTATCTCCTGCACAGTATTACAACTTGGTCCAAGAGACCTCTGTAATCAACCGTGATTGGGGTGGAGCCGGTGTATACGCCGAGGGTACAGTTCTGAAAGTTGCTGGTATCGAGATTGTTAAATCTAACAACCTGCCAACATCTAACGTAGCTGCAGTATCCGGCGAGAACAACACCTACTCAGGTGACTTCTCCAACACAGTAGCTCTGGTTATGCAGAAGCAAGCTATCGGTACAGTCAAATTGATGGACCTCGCAGTAGAGCGTACATCTGGTGACTTCGAAGTCATGTACCAAGGTACACTCATGGCTGCTAAGTACGCAATGGGCCACGGTGTCCTGCGTCCTGAGTGCGCGGTAGAAATCGCCACAGCTTAGTAACATTTCGGGCGGGTCCAATACTGGGCCTGCCCATTTTTTTCATATGAGGACATCATGACTAAACCAACGTCTATGACCGAATTAGAAGCGGTTAACGTCCTGCTTACAACCATCGGTGAAAGCCCTGTGAACACTCTCACAGGTAACCAAGTGACTGACGTTACAATCGCTAGCCAAGTATTGAACGAGGTTAGCCGTGAGGTCCAAGCACAAGGATGGCACTTTAATACAGAAGATCGTGTTGTACTTAGCAGAGACAATTTCAACCATGTGGCAGTACCTGCAGACACCGCTCGGATCGATACAAAAGATTTTAATGTGGTAGTCCGTTCAGGTAAGCTGTTCAATCTCACAGATCGTACTTTCGAATTTTCAAGTAATGTAGAAGCTTCAATTGTTTACTATCAGGATTTCTTGGACCTCCCTGATGTAGCCAAGAAATATATCACAACCCGCGCTGCCCGTATCTTTGCAGACCGTATGATTAACTCCGAAACTATCCACCAGATGGTTATGCGGGATGAGCAAAAAGCTCTGATCGATCTACGGGAATTTGAAGGTGATACTGCAGATTTCAACATGATGGACAGCTACTCTGTAGCCCGTGTCATGAACCGTGGACACAACCGTAGGATACTCTGATGGGAATGATTAGTTCTGCCATCCCTAACCTTGTACAAGGCGTATCACAGCAATCACCTGCATTGCGTCTGTCATCTCAGGCAGAGCTACAGGTGAATGCTTTCCCGTCTTTGGTTGAGGGACTTCAAAAGCGACCGCCGCTAGAACATGTTGCAGTTATGAGCAACACTGAAACTACGGGGTCTTTCACACATCTTATTAATAGGGATGTAAACGAGCGATACTTTGTATTTATAAATGATAGTAATGCGATTCAGGTGTACGATCTTGCGGGAAACCAAAAGACAGTGACGTACCCCGATGGGACTTCTTATTTAACTAGCACAGCCCCAGCTACTGACTTTCGTGCAGTCACTGTAGCAGATTACACGTTCATCGTTAATTCCTCAAAGACTGTGGAGATGGACCCAGCACTCACCCCCTTATACCCATACACCGGCCTCGTTGCTGTTAAGCAAGGTGACTACAATCAGCGTTTCACTATCTTCATTGATGGTGTGGAAGCTGCAAACATTACCACATCAGGAACCGATCAGATTGAAACCAGAACAGATGACATCGCCAGTAGGTTGGCTACAGCTGTCAATGGTCAGTCAGGTCTAAACGCCAGAGCCGATGGTTCGACTGTGGTAATCTACAAAGATGGTAATGCTCAGTTCGACCTAGCCACCTACGATAGTTTAGGTGACGAAGGTCTCTCAGCAACTGTAGGAACTGTACAGCGTTTTGACGAGCTACCTGATAAGGCACCACATGGTTATGTAGCACACGTTCAGGGTGACCAAACAAATGACTTTGATGACTACTACGTCAAGTTCGAGAGCGACAACTCAGGACAAGTAGAAGTTGCAGACGGTACATGGATCGAGTGGGTAAAGCCCAACATCGAATTTGAGCTAGATGCTTCAACTATGCCTCACCTATTAATCCGTCAATCTGACGGCAGCTTTACATTCGAACAAGCTGAGTGGGGTGATAGAGTTGTGGGTGATGAAGTATCCAACAGGAACCCTAGCTTTGTCGATCAGGAGATTGCGGATGTATTTTTCTTCCAGAACCGCTTAGGTATCCTAGCCGGTGAGAACGTAGTCATGTCGCGTACTTCGGACTACTTCGATTTCTTTGCTCAGACTGCACGAACACTATTGGACAGTGAGCCAATCGATGTGGCTGCTAGTCACACCAAAGTTTCTACTCTCAAGCATGCTATTCCGTTTGACCGTAAGCTACTTCTATTTTCCGATCAGACCCAGTTCATTCTTAAAGGTGCAGACTTTATTACACCTAAGAATACATCGATCAGTCAGACTACAGAATACGAGGCGAGTACCACAGCTAAACCTGCGTCAGCTGGTAGTGTTGTATATTT